TCTCCATCAGTTACTGATTGTACTGGTACTAACTCAAATATTAAATCATCTCCAACGTTGTCAGAGTACCGTCTAAAATCGACCTCAATGTCCCAATCATCAACTACAATTGGATCTCCTGCATCATCTTGTACATATATTCTAAAAGAGGCGCTATCGCCAATTACAACCGTCCAGTTAACCAATGGTGGCTTATTTCCAATATTGTAGGTAGAAGGAGCCTTTACATCCATCTCTGATTCGTCTGGATTGCGGTATTTAGCCATAAAGAAATTATATCACATTAAGTCTTTAAGTTGACTCAATATCCAAATCCATGATATACTAGTGAGTAACACCATAACTTTATGGTGTTTTTGTTTCTAAGGAGGAACAGTCATGACAACTAATAAGATAGTGATTGGAATACTCGCAGCAGTAACTGGAATTGCTTTGTTCTCTAATTCTAGTGCTAATGCTGAAAATAACTTGAGTAGTACCGTGTCAAAAAGTGAAACCCAAACCGCTGAGGCGGTTTTTTCAGTTTCTAAGGAAGAAAATAATAAAACTAAGAAAAAGTACAAATATGGAACCCCTCTTGAAAAAGATGAACTAATTAAAATATTAAAGTCTGTAGGGTTTGAAGGCTATGCACTAAAAGTTGCTTGGGCAACAGTAATGAAAGAATCTATGGGTACTCCTAACTCTTGGAATCCAAATAGAAACACTGGAGATAATTCTTATGGCCTATTTCAAATCAATATGCTAGGATCAATGGGTCAAGATCGACGGGATAAGTTTAACCTAAAGTCTAACGAAGACTTATTTGATCCAGTTAGAAATGCAGAAATCGCTTACCATATGAGTGATGGTGGTAAAGACTGGTCTGCTTGGAAGGGTATTACTTGGAAGACTAAAGAGTGGTTAGCAAGATATCCTGATTAATCTTCTTTAAAAGAAACTCTAACCTGTCCCCATTTTCCTAAAGGACATTCTGCATTTGGCAGTTTAGTTTTTTGATTCATTAAACAACCACATTTTTTACATTGGCTTGTTAGGTGTATTAGTTCTGGACATGTTTTACATATGTTAAAACGCTCTGTAGCAATTTCTGCTTCTACCCTGCCAATATTTTTATTAAATAAATCCCAAGGTCTTGCTTTTTTTTCTGACATTAGAATTATTCTGGATTTGTAAATTCAGAGGTTAATGGATTATAGATTGAACCAATACGTGGTGCATTAACTGTATTTTTTTTATCTGTAATGTCTACAATAATTGGATCACTTAAAACTATCGCAGCAAACTTATCTACTGCTGCAATTATTTCTACAACTTCATTATCTATAATAAATGCTATTAATGTTGGTGCAATAGTATCAATTGATGTTTCTGACATATTTATCTCCTTTTAGTATAGTATACAGTATTAATTTTTATTGTGCAGCAAAATTATCCAATAAAGATCCGGCATTTGTAGTTGATGGAGTTTTTACTATTCCAACACTTGTTCCTTTAGTTGGTGATGTAGCAGTATAAACAAGGTCTGATCCTAACTGTGAAGATAGTCCAGCACTTGAGTACGCCTTTGCTGTTATTACATCTCCAGATGTTGAAACAAGAATAGATGAAGCGGTTGTATAACTAGAAGAGTTACTTTGAGTTGCTATTGTTGATGATGTTGGAGTAGTAATTGTTCCAGAAACATCTGAATAAATTGAAAGAGTTGTTGCTGTACAGGTTTGACAATTACAACTATATGTGCCTGCATAAGATGCACAAGTGGTTACAGCACACCCACATCCTTCTTGTGCTGCTGCTGGATTTGGCAATTGTTCGTAAGTTAAACAAGATCCTGGCGTGTATGTACCATTTCCTACAAAACCTTCTGTATAGTTATCATAACAAGGACAAGGGGCTGTTGTGCCACTTGATGATCCTGCAGGGCAACTACAAGAACCTGCTGAATATGAAGTGCAACTACCATTATAGGTTCCAATTGAACATGTATTATATTGAGAACAGTATGTTGAATTACACTCACCACCACATGTTTGACAATTACAACTTGATGTTGAATAGCCAACAGAACTTGCCCACCAATTATTATTATCAGTTACCCAAAAAGCAACTCCTGGGCCACCATTTGTAATATCAGCAGAAACTGTTACATCTTGAAGTCCTAAGTTTATTGATGCTAATGGATAAGCACTTCCTGCATCTGAAGATGTTGCTTTATTTGTAGATATTGTCCATGTGCCTCTTGTTGCTGACCATGTCTGTCCTGTGTCTGTTGATCCTATAGATCCATCTGATCTATTAAAAGAATCAGTTATTTTACTTAATATTGATGTGATAATTCCAAGTATATTTAGCATGGAATATCCTTAAGCCGTCAGATCGCCTAGAAGAACCCAACTATTTGTACCTGTTTTAATAAGTGTTGCTGCTGAGTATTGGCCAGAAAGTTTTCTATTGTTATTCTTGCTATTTAATGTAACGCTTCCACTTACTGGTGCAATTGATGTTTGAACAGAACCTATTTGTAGAATGTCAACCCTTGCTCCCGCTGGAAATGTGGTTTCTAGTGGAATTGTAATAATTGAAGTTGATGATGATACGTTCATAATAATAATTTTGCCAGCATCTGCTGGATCTAATGTATAGTTTGCTGTCTTAGTTGATGAATCAACTGTTTGTTTTAATGTTGAGACTGCATCGTATGTTGTTTTTACAGCAGTTGGAGTTGCTGCTTTAACTGACGAAGTTTCTGATGTAGAATCACTTAACTGAACAACTCCTACAACAGATGTTGTTGCTGCAGTTGATGCTTTGTCATACGCTGCTTTTACTGCAGTTGGTGTTGCTGCTTTAATTGAAGAGGTTTCTGATGTAGAGTCTGATAATTGAACAATTCCCACAACAGATGTTGTTGCTGCTTGTGGTGGTGCAATCCATTTAAGTCCACTTGTTTCGGCTGTGTCTGTTGAAAGAATATATCCAGCAGATCCGGCAGTAAGTTTAACTACTGTATCAGCAGCACTTCCTACAATTAAATCACCTTTATCGTCTATAATTGTTTTTGATACAACAGTTCCATCTGCAGTTACTAGATCGGCAATATCTGATTGAATTTCTTTTAAATAATATGCAATACCTGCAGTTGCATCTGCGCCAGGAGCAAGGACTCCACTTTGTCCATAATGATAATTTCTTAATGCAACTTGAATATCTGCAGGATCAGTTAATTCCGGCATTTTTGCAAGGGGATAAGGATGATTTCCAGTTGATCCAATAGAGGTAGCAGCCATACAAACATTATAACATATTAATAAAAACTATTGAGTTATTGTAATGGCGCTATTTACTTCAATTACTTCTATTTCTTGATCAATTCCCGTTAAATTTGGAGCGGTATTGAGAACAAGATTTAGATCTGATTGATAAACAGTTATATAATCTTCTTCATAGATAAAAACTTCAGGCAAGATGATTGCCCAATGTGCCAGTTACGTCATCAGTTACTGTAATCGCTCCAGTTAAAAGCGTATATCTTAAGGAAGCACCATTATAAATCTCAACATCATAATAATACGTTGATCCTCCTACTAAAACAGTTCTAGCACCTGGTTTAATTGTGCAGGTAATAATGTCTGTTCCTCCATCTGTTGTTGCAGAAAGCATACTGTCATTTGCAGTGTTACTAATTTTAGTTGTTGGATTATCTCCTCTGCTTGTAGAAATTGTAAAAACTGTTGTTGCAGGCGCTGAGGCATAAGCGGCTAAGTCAAATGTTGCTCCAGTAGAAGTTTTCGGGGTAATTTTAAAAACAAATGTGTCTCCACGATAATAGTCAAAGTCATATGTTCCAGGAAATGCCATGATCTTATTATACCACTAAGAAATGTGGACTAAGATAGATTTGACTTTTACATCCCCGTCAAAATCTGCTCTAATTTGTGGGTTAATTCCATATTTTCTAATTCTGTCATTTACTATGTACAGGGTTTGGGTAACTGAAAAATCATAAAGATATTTATATTTTAGGTTTGCTACAAACTGTGTTGAATTTAAAGTTGCTTTTTCAGAAAAGGCTCTTATCCAAACTTCAGTATTATTTCCATATGTTTCTAGTTCAAAACAATAAGTTATTTCAACTCTAGTGCCTATATCTAATCCTTTAAAGTTTAATTGTTGATTTGCTGCACTCCATAGACTTACATTTCCTTTTGGCAAATATTCTTCGTTTGTCCCCTCAGATTTTGCATCATTTAATAAATTTACCCATCCTTCATCTCCGCTAGATAGTCCTACACGAATTTGTGACTGATCTAAATTTTCATAATATGCCCAACCAGACTTTCTATTTTGAGAAACTATTCCGTTGCTTGCAACAATTGATGATTCTCCTGGTTCTCCCTTTTGTCCTCTTTCACCTCGCGGTCCAGGATCCCCTTTATCGCCTTTTGGTCCTATCTCTCCCTGTCTACCAGCAATTCCTTGTGGTCCTGGTGGCCCTACAAGTATTCTGTAGTCTATATCGGGCACTGAGGGATTATTTGTTTCTATAACTGTTTCTGCTACTGCTTCGGCATAGCCATATTTAGGTTTTGATTGCATTCCTGGAATTTCAGATTTTTTACTTATGCTCACTTATTAATTATAAAGGTTTTTAAGTTAACCTTAATCACCTTAGAGGGTGTAACTGCAGGTGAGGTAACTTTAATAATCATAGCCCAGTACCTGTTACATCGCTAAGTACTACAATAGTTCCAATAACTGGTGTCCAAGTAACTTCTGATTCAACTGCACCAGACTCATCGTTAGGAATAATAATTTCCAAGTCAAAAGGTAATTCTAAAACGGTATTTCTATAACCAGTTCCCCAAAGTTTTGTAATCTCAGAGGTAGCGGTAATAACAACATAACCAGTATATTTTTCAACGGTCAATTCATCTAAAGTATCACCAGAGGCATCGTAGGAAGAAGAAACAAATGTCCAATCAGAAATATCTACAAAAGTAACTTCATCATCTTCTAAAAATTCTACTTTAAGAGTTGCAGAATCTCCACGAACTACTTTCCATTGGATATTTATTGGAGATGCACCTACTTGATCAATGGAAGCGGTGACATAACTCATAAAATTATTATACCATACGGTTTTTCATTTGACAGATCAGGAAAGTTCGTGTATACTTAAAATATATAAGAAAAAAGATGTATCTTTAAGTTAAATATATAGAAGATATTTTATATATAGTATATATATTATGGATGATTCTTTAAATGATCAATTAAAAGGTCGAACACTTTGTCAGTTTTTTGTTCTAGTCTATTCAAGGAGTCTTTCATCGAAGATCCACCATTCGGGCGAAGTTCGGATAAATAATGTTTTACGAGCCACTTGACTCCGCCTGCAACTAGTGCTAGAATTGATAGCAATGTAAGAATCATTCCCAACCAGTCTTGTGCATTCATTGTAGGATTATTATATCATCATTTAAGGGGAGTTTTGAAAAAAGAAATACTCAGTACGCTTGAATACTCAAAAAATATAATTATATCTCCAGATGTTGATGGTTTAATGAGCGCAACTCTTCTTTCTCGAAATTTGGGACATCGAGTCGTCGGCACATATGACAAAAGTATTTTATGTTTGGCGGAAGGTATAAATCCGGCGGAATGTCTGTTCGTAGACTGCGATATGAATACTTCAGAGTTCGCGTCAATTGGAAATCATATGCGACTTATGGAAGATAACATCTGTATCGAATCTTTTAATCCAAATGTTCACTTTGCCACCAAAAAGTATAACGAAAAGTTCCCTTACGCAACGTGTTACTTAATCGCGTTCGCAATAGAGGCACAAACCACCACTTTAGACAAACAACGCATGGCATATGCAGATTCGACATATAAAAATGCTGTCGACTATGCAGAGAATATGCGAAATTGGTCTACTAGGATGGATGATGAGAATGTTCGGTATGTTTTGTCTGATAAAGTGGATGTTTCCGAAGTAGCAAAAGAGTATGAAGACAAACAAGGTTTGGTATCTCGTAGACTAGGCTTAGAAAAGTATCTAGTTGAAATGAATACCGCATTAAAAAAACACTCTGCTTGGAATTTTGCATTTTCTGGGAAATTAACAACAATTAAAAAATATAAAACGGGATTAGTTGACAAAAATACTGCTATACGGTACAATAAAGATATAATCTCCTATGCTGAAATCTATGGTGGAGAATATAGCGTTACCTACAAGGATTTGGAAGAGGTATGATGAATAGAAAAGAAATTGAAGCAATTATTATTGAAGAAATGGTTTTTTTATACACAGAAGAAGGAAATGCACTTAATGTTCCTACAAAAATGATTGAAAAAGGAATTCGTCTGTCGATGCCTGGTTGGGAAATAGTTGCAGAAAAACTTTCTTCAAGGCTAGAAGAGAAATTGCTAAATATCGCAACTTGACTTTAAAATATCTATGGTTTATACTTGATATAACAACTACGAAGGGTTAAAATGTTTAAAGTAAGAGCACTACTGGCTTCTCTGTCATTTTTATTGGTTTCTGCTGTTCCATCCCAGGCAAATTGGTCTGTTTTAAGCGAAGATTCTAATTCTGTCAGGGAATTTGTGGTTTCATCCGATGAAATAGTCTCAGTTCCCCAAGTTGGCAAGATGTATGCCCAAGTCGAAGATGGAATTATCATTAAATTCTTTACTTGGACATCAGAGATGCATCAAGAACTGCTAGTTTCACTTCCTTACTCACTTATGGTTAACTATGTCGACATTAGTGGCATTTTACGAGCAGAGCCCATCAATCATGGCGATAAAATCTACGTTCAAACCACTTCAACCACCAAAATTGAGTTAAATAACGAATTTGTAAGTGCTCCAGTAATCGATCTGCCTATTTTCGACGGGACCCCAGTTGAGCAATACGCAACAGAGGTAATATCTAAAGAAGCAAAGGCTGATTACTCAACATCTATCACAGTTAAGCCAATCGAAAACAACGATCCAAACAAAATTGTTCAGGTTCAAGTAATTTCCAACGGTATGTCATTTACAAGCATAACCACAGATAATACAAACACTCCAGTTACAGTAGATCATCTTCCAGCAAATGCTCTTGTAACGGTACAAACAGTTATCCGTGATATGGTAACAAACTCAGACACAATTATCCAAAGTGTATTGACGCCAACAGTAGTTGTGGATATTCCGGTTTTGCCTAATAGTCGTAATGTTGTAGAAGATAGGGCTAACATTTCATCCCCGAAAGTTTTGAGTCAAAATGAAGGTCGGGGCGCCACCATATCTTTCGATCCAATCGCAAACTTTGATGCTGAGAAAACCAGAGCAGCAATTATGGTTGTAAGTCCAAGTGGTGCTACAACATACATTGGTATTGATGGTAATGGAGGATCTGTGAATGTTGCTGATCTATCCCCTGAAATTAACTACGTGTATAAGATGGTTATTCGAGATCTAGACTCAAGTGAAGAAACCGTTATATTAGGATCAAGGCTCTAAATCTTCAGAATTCCAAGAAGACTGTATTGAACATCCAGTGCAGTCTTCATTTTCTTCTAAACACTTAGTGCAAAATACATTATAAAAGTCTTTTAGTGTGTGGTTTTTAAAATATACCAGAGGTATTTCCATTATTCTCCTTCAGCGAATAGGTCTTCTTGTTTCCAAGGAGAGTTTGAATCCAATACCGTTTGGCAATCGCAATGTTGACAAACCTCTTGTTGAAAAACTTTTAAGGCCAAACCATTGTTTTCCATGTATTCATTATATACCCGATTTTCTGAAAAATTTTATATTTGGGAAAAGTGGTTTTACAGAAATCTGAATATATTTTGCAAATGTACGATACATGTATATAAAAAAAAATAAATAAATAAATTAGTGAGCACACTGTGACATGTGCCCACCGTATCTGTTTGCTTTACTGTGTACCTTGTACCCACCCATTCAATCCTAATAAATCACAGTCAACCCGCACCCGTGTTGATTTATTTAATCGTTTAGGCAAGTCATCAACGAATGTCCGCACCTGTGCTAACTGATCGAATGACATCTTTTTTTCTGTGCCTTGTGTTGTTGTTAGTGTAACTGTTATCATTTTTTATTCTCCTTCGCATTCGCATGGCATGACTAGTGTTCCTTCTGTACCGTAAAAAACAAATCCTGCGCTGTTACACTCAACGCAATCAACCGCTATAACATCTAATAAATTACCCATAATTAGAGCCCCTTATTCCAGTTATATCTTGACATGATCTCAAGATTTAACGCTGTCTTTTCTATCTCGCTCATTGAGTCAAGGATAGAGCGACTCTTAGAGATATTTTCTCTAATGCGTAACTTTTCTGAGTTATCTAATTCATCTCCCCGATATTTTGGAGAGGTACTAGCGTACTCATTGGTTAATTGTTCTTGATTTTCTAAGTAAGTCATTTCTGACCCCTTTCTTTAGGCTAACCTTTAGCCTTTCTTATATACCGAATTATACACGAACCAACTGACATTCTCAAATCGAAAATCGGGCGATTCCGGACATATTGCCAAAGTGTAATGTACCTCACACAACAAACTAGGGCAAAACGGACATCGCCCCTGGGCCTGCCCGTGGGCCGTGTCCGAAATGTCCGATTTGTACTGTGATGTAACACACATTGAGAGTTTCTAAAAAATGTCCGATTTGTCTGTATTTAGGTTGACATAACAACTGCAAATGTCAGTGGTGCCTGTTATAATAAAACTATAACAACAAGAAAGGTGGTCCAAATGACTACACTAGTCCTAATGCCCCTAAATCGGTATTATTTAACCGATTATACCCAATTCACCCACTGCGACGAGGTCCAATACCGCCACTATTGCGAAAAGCATTTCGAGGCGCAAGGTTGCTACTATTGCGAGTTTGACCCTTATGAGCCTTGCGAGTGTGATCAGTAACACATTGAGAGTTGTCCGATATGTCTGATATTTACTTGACATAATCACTGTAAATGTCAGACCCCTCTGCTAGACTTACACCATAACAACAAAAAAGAAAGGTGGTCAAAATGACTACATTAACAATAAATAAAATCCATACTCATACCCCTCTAGTGAGTGCCATCTCTATCGTTGATGAGGTTGCCTATACTTTCTGTATAGAGTGTGAACAAAATATCGAGTCCTTCTATATTGACTTTGATAGCGACCGCTTAGGTCGTTGGAGTAAATGGGAGGTGTCTAAATAATGATGACACGCAAACACTACCAAGAGGTAGCAGATATTCTAAAAAATACCGAAATGCCTGCTGGCGTTCTTGAAACTTTAATAATGGATTTCTCTGATTTCTTTGAGAGAGATAATCCAAACTTCAATCCAACACTATTTGAAAAGGCGGTATTCTAATGAACTATTGGGCACTAATATCTTTCATATCTGCTGGACTCGTTGCGCTTGCTGGCGTGTTAGCCTTTGGCTTATTGCTAAGGGCTGAGAAATATGGGTGGGATGAATGAAATATAAATTAGATAGTGCGTGTGCGTATTGTCCTGATTGTAATTTTGGTCAGGACTCTTGGGATAGGACTTGTATCTCTTGCGGTAAACAATCTTTAGTAAGTGGCTTTCGCTATATAGATTTAGTAAATCTAAAGTATGTATATAGTGACGCACCACCACGAGAAATCTTGGAGGTGTAAAACCCTTATATTTCAATGTAACGCACTCGGGCGTGTCGTTACCCCTGGGTTTTGTGGATAACTTGTGGATAACTTATGTGGGCTATCTCACAAAACTAATTTAAGAAATGTCCGATTTATCCTGATTTTAGATTGGCTATTGTCAGTGGCTTAGGCTAGACTTAGAATATAACAACAATGAAGGGAAAACCTATAATGATGACAAGAAAAGACTATGTTAATGTATCGGATATTTTGCGAGCATACCAAGATGAAATACCTCAAACTTTATTCGAGGATTTAATAATGGATTTCGCAGATTTCTTTCAAGCAGACAACGACAATTTCTCACCAGAGAAATTTGAAAATGCTTGCTATAATTCTACTATGAAAGTTGGTGCGTAATGAGTTACCTTTATTCATTTGAAAGAGTTACACCAGAAACTGACGGGTATGGAGATACAATTTTCGATACCCCAGAAGTTGACACAATTCCCGCTGATCTTTATTCTGATTGGACAGATGAGGACTTAGCAGAATATGAGGCGTACTATGAGGAACACTATGACGAAACAGATGAACTACAACAGGAAGCGAGAAACAACAATGAATAACACTCTAACAGTAGAAACCCCGATCATCTTTAAACACACAATAAACCTTAGTGACTTTCCAGAGTTTAATCAGTTGAGTGAGGAAAAAATAAAAACTTTTCTTACTGAAATGGTTGTTACTGTCTTTGAATTAAAAGAAACAGAAAAGAAAGTCAATAAGTACAACAATGGATCTTATTGTGAGGTGATTGCGTAATGGGTAGAATGTTATCTAATGAGTTGGCTAGTGGGGATTTTGGTATCCCCCTAGAAAGTGCTATGACTTATCACTTGAGAAATAATCACTACCCGCCAGTGCCTCATTCTATGGTGTCGGTATGTATTGAAGCAATAGACGCATACAGTGACGGACTAACAGAAAAACTAATTCAGTTGCCTTGCGACGGATTAGATAGAAACGGCGAGCCATTCCAAATTACTTGGAGAGGTGAGCGATTTGCACCAGCAAATGCAATTATTGAAGCAAACCACTTATGGGAATGGGTGACATATGACAACGACTAACACAATTCAAGAATTAGAAAACCTTATTATCGAATATCGTGGTGATCAGAATGGCGTAAATGCTATTAGAAAATGTATTTCAATAATTAAAAAGAATGAGGGTAAATAAATGAAAACACTACAAGAAAAATTAGATGAAGCATCCTTAGCACTAGAGCCAGTGCTTTGGGAAATACTAAAAGAAATTGAGGAAAATTAAAATGATAACAAACCTAGATATAATCGCTATAACAATCGCACTTGCAGGGTCTTGCTTAGTAATGATTTTGCAATTTAATTATATTAGAAAAATGAGAAATGGTATGCATGTTTTGCAAACTCTAAACAAAAGACTTATGAGTCAAATGTATAACAAATAATAAAAGCGCTTCGGCGCCCATGGGCAATGTCCGATTTGTGTAGACTCTCCCATAATTTGACTTTGGTTTAACCAAATGATAAAATTATCTTATGACAAAAAAGACAGATGAGGAGTTACGTATCCTAATGGAATTACGTAGATCTAATGCTGCTTCCTATGTCCCGTCAAAAAAAGTTTACGTACGCAAGAAAAAACACCCCAAATTGTCAGTGCAGGAAGGTATAATAGAATCATGAACCCCAAACTAAAAAGATCAAACGATAGAAAGGTCGCTAATGCTGTCAGTCCTAATGGTAAGACTGCAACAATTGCTAACACCTTTGGCCTCCCCGCAGGTAAAGCCTATTCCTGTCCAGGAGAAACCGCTACCTGTAAAAAAGTCTGCTACGCAGGAAAATTAGAAAAGATTTACAAGGGAGTAAGAGATAACCTGCTCCATAATTGGGACCTATTAAAAGACGCTGATCATGAAACTATGGTTAATTTACTTTCAGAAATGATTGCAGACTTTAAAAAAGATTGCGATAAACGCAATGCAGAAAAACTATTCCGCATTCACTGGGACGGTGATTTTTTCAATGATACTTATACACGTGCATGGCGTGATGTTATTGAAAACAACGAGGATGTTCAATTCTGGGTTTATACACGTGTCGCCTCTGCAACCGTATGGTTAAAAGATATTGCAAACTTATCTTTATATTACTCAACAGACGACGACAACAAGAGTATTGCACAAGGTCTTTCTACTCAAGGAATAAAACTAGCCTATCTTTCCCAAACCTTTGCACAAGGTAAGGAAGACATGCTCAACCTTATTGGCAAGAGTGCCGTCAAGTGTCCTGAGAACAATAAGAAAATTCCTCTCATCTCTAAAGCAGGGTCTGCTTGCGTTACTTGCGGACAATGCGTATATGAGAGAAATGATATTCTATTCTCTGCTAGTAAGAAGTGATTTGACTATCCCCTGCCAAAATGGTAAAATTGAACTGTCCGAAAGGAATATAGTATGGAAGTGCTAATTATACTACTTGCCCTAATTGTCCTAGTAATATTTGGATTAGGTCATGAGTGAAATGTCCGAATTGTCCTGTGGTGTATCTCACACCGCTAGGATTTGAGTTATAGCCCTAAAAATGCTATACTTGAACTATCAACAAACGAAAGGAAGCAAAAATGGGAAACTATCAAATCGGAGATA